CAATTTGAAGAATCAGCTACTGACGCCGCTTCAATTGTGCAGTACGGTCAACTTGCCCAAATTATAAGCACCACCATCAAACACGCGGCTGACGCCCTGAGTCAAGCCCAATTTTATTTGACCCTTCGCGCCCAACCGCAGCCCATTTTTAGTGAAATCACATTTGACCTAACCAACCCTGAAATTGATGATGGCGACCGTGACAACTTAATCAACGTTTTCATGGGTGAAGCCATTGCCCTGGTCAACCTGCCGTTAAACATGAGCGCGGGAACATTTCAAGGTTTTGTTGAAGGCTGGTCATTTAGGGCAGGTTTCAATGAATTGTCCGTAACGTTGTTATTATCGCCCCTTGCTTACTCATTGCAGGCAATGGCGTGGAATGACGTTCCAATAACAGAAACGTGGGCAAGCGTGTTGCCGACATTAGATTGGGAAAATGCCACAATAGTGGCTTAGAAAAGGGGAACAAATGACAAACCCGACAAGCAATTTTGGGTGGCAAATGCCAACGTCAGCCGATTTGGTGACGGACTTGCCAGCAGATTTTGAAGTTTTTGGACAAGCAGTTGACACTGATTTTGTGGATTTATTGGGTGGAACAACGGGACAGGTTTTGTCAAAGACAAGTGCCACTGACTTGGACTTTACTTGGGTGACTGCAAACCCTGGTGACATAACTGGTGTAACGGCTGGCACTGGAATCAGCGGTGGCGGCACTAGCGGCACGGTTACAGTTTCAATTGACACTGCCGTCACTGCTGATTTAACCACGTCACAAACGTTGACAAATAAAACATTGACGTCACCTGCACTAACAACGCCAACAATAAGCACATTGACGACAAATGGCGATTTGCTTTATGGCACGGGGTCAGGTGCGTTAGCGCGAAAGGCTATTGGCACGACTGGTCAAGTGTTAACAGTAGCCGCAGGGATTCCAAGTTGGGCGACGCCTGCAGGCGGTACTGCGGCCTTCGTTGGAGCCATCGCCTACGGTGCAGTTAATCTTGCATATTCTGCAACAAATACGGCGGTGTCAAGTTTGACAACAGAACTTGCAGATACCAATACTTTCCATAGCACTTCCACAAACACTTCAAGAATGACAATACCAAGCGGTTACGACGGCAAATATAAAATGGAAATGAATATTCAATTTGCTGGCGTGACTGGTCCTGTAACGATTAGAGCATACAAAAATGGCTCACAAATTACCGAGGGTTTATCCGGCGGCATAGTCGGTCAGATTCCTTACACTGCAAATGTAATTGTTAGTTTGACAGTAGGCACAGTCGTAACAGGTGTTGCAACTGATTACTTTGAGTTTTTTGTTCAAACAACTGGAGCATCAACTTTAGATGCCGCTAGATATTCCTTCACATATTTGGGAGCATAAGATGAAATTTCAAGAGTTTGCAATTCCAAGAGAATTAAACGGCGAGCAACTCAAAGCAGAATTAGGTTGCGATGAAGTCTATATTCGCGACAATGTTTTAGTAATTGGCGGCAATTTAACACAGGCACAAGCCCTAGCAGGTATTGCAGCGCATAAGCCAATAATTCCACCTGATAATTCAACCGCCAAAGCAGCCCTACTCGTCAAACTAGGCATTACTGCCGATGAAGCCAAACTTTTATTGAGTTGACATGACTTACCCTGACGGCACAAATGCCAGGTTGATTGAAGTTGCAGCAGCGGAAATTGGAACAATTGAAGAAGGCAACAACCTGACCAAGTACGGTAAATTTACAAAGGCAGATGGTTTGCCCTGGTGTGGCAGTTTTGTGAATTGGTGTGCAGCCCAAGCAGGTGTCAAGATTCATTCCGTTGTTGGCACTTCCATTGGTGCGCATAAATTCAAAGAAATAAACCGTTGGTCAAACATGCCGCAATTAGGTTATTTGGCGTTTATGGATTTTCCACATGACGGCGTTGACAGAATTTCACATGTTGGAATCGTGGTGGGATTAATGCCAGGCAATCAGTGCATGACCATTGAAGGCAACACCAGTGGCGGGGGCGACCAACGCAACGGTGGCATGGTCATGGTCAAGTTTCGCAATTATGGTGAAGAAAAAGAAATTCTTGGGTTTGGAATTCCCAAGTTTGTTCCATACAAAGGCGACTTTCCAAAAGTTGCACTTCCACAATCGGGAGAAAAACCGAAAAAGGAGAAGACACAATGGAAAAAACAAAAGCCATAGCAGCGTCATGGGGGCGTTCATTTTTAGCTGCCATTCTTGCCTTATACATGGCAGGCATTACCGACCCAAAAACGTTGTTGACTGCTGGAATTGCAGCCCTTGCACCAGTTGTTTTGCGTTGGCTCAACCCCAATGACAAGGCATTTGGCAACAAGTGAGCGTGGGCGAATGGACGGCGGTTGGTGGTCTTGCCCTTGCGGTGCTGACTGCCGTTTATTCGTCAACCCGATTCATGGTGAAGTCAATCATGCGGGAATTGACCCCGAACGGTGGCAAAAGCCTGAAAGACCAGGTCAGCCGAATTGAACAAAGACTTGACACCCTAATCCTTGAATTGGCGTTGCGAAATAGCGACTAAGACACGCCCAAAACCACGCTGGAAGATTGATTTTGTCAGTGGTATGCCCCACCCTTAATCCAGGCGGCAATTTCGCCGCTTAGAATCGGGAGAATCTAAAATGGTGCTTGACTTGATGGACGCTCAAACAGTGTGGCGTTTGATTTTGATTGGCATTTTGTGTGTCATGTTTAGTGCAGTGGGTTATGCGATTGGACACAAAGACGGAAGCCGTGAAGGTTTTACACGCGGGCGGGCTGTAAGCCGTCACGCAAGCAGGGAAGTGAAATAAATGGGATTCTTGGACAACTATGAAGCAAGCCGCGCACGCCTGGAACGCTGGTGGTTGACTTACCCCAACGGACGCATTGAAACCCGCATTGTTGAATTCAGTGCGGAAAAAGGATTTGCCCTGATTGAAGCAAAAGCATTTCGCAATGCTGAAGACTTGTTGCCTGCTGGAATTGATTTTGCATTTGGCTATCAAGCCGCCTACGGAAAAAACATGGCACGTTGGTTTGTGGAAGATACGACAACAAGCGCAATAATGCGCGTGCAACAGTTGGTCATGGGCGGGGCTGAGAGAAGCACGCAAGAAACAATGCAACAGGTTGAAGACCTTTCAACAAAAGAAGTCAAAGCGGGTCAAGATTATGACTATTGGACAAAAACATTTGGCGAAATTCCAAGTTACAAAGAAGACCCGTCATTGCAAGATTCCCGTATTCCAACGCTAGGTTCAACAATTGAAAACATGACTACACAATTGGGCAGTCAATTGGTTGAAGAAAAGCCACGTTGCAAGCATGGCACACGCAATTGGAAAGAAGGCAAGTCCGAAAAGACGTTCAAGGCATGGGGCGGCTATTTCTGCACTGAAAAAACAAAAGCGCAACAATGTGAGCCTGTTTGGTACATGTTAGGCAGTGACGCACAATGGCGAATTCAGCTATGAACAAAAAAAGGCTGATTTGCGCGCTGGTAATTTTGCAAGTCATTTTGGTTTTTGCCCTGATTGTGATGATGGATTGATGAGTGATTACATGGAAGTTATTAACGTCAAAACAATGACATGCAAACTGCTAAAAAACGGTGAAGTTGTTGCCCAATATAAAATGGAACAATGTGACAAATGCAGCCAATTGAAAAAACTGGATTCATTTGGTTATCAAAAGGGTTATGACAACACAGAAAAGGTCATTTGGTTTTGCGGTGATTGCCGTTGAAAATGTCCCTGACGCCTGAAGAACATTGCGTGTGCATGCTGGCAGCGGTCAAATTGAGCGAGGGCGGCACAAAGATGGCAGATTACGTCCAGCGATACCAAACTCAAATGCCGTTTTTTGATTATTTGGCACAATCTGCCGAAACTATTGCAAGTGAATGGGTGGTTGCCAAATACTTTCAACTTCCATTTGACCCACTTGAAAACAAATTCAAAGTCAAAGCAGACGTTGGCAGCGGCATTGAAGTCAAGTGGACTAAGTATGTTGCAGGGCAAATGATTGTCCATGAGTATGACCGCATTGACGATATTGCGGTTTTGGTAACAGGGCAAGCCCCACACTATTTCATTGCGGGTTGGATTCCAATTGCAATGGCACAAAAACCCAGGTATCGCCACACCAGGCAACCAAACTGGTGGGTCACACAAATTAATCTTCAACCAATTGAGAATCTAAGGAAATCCAATTATGGACAATGTGCAATTTGAGTGTCGCAAATGCAAAAAGATAACTAAACAGGTGGTTCACAAAATCACAGACCTTTTGCCACCCAATGTGCAAACCATTCAATGCACGGTGTGCAGCGCAATGAGCATTGCAACGTTATGGCAAACCAGCTAATAACCGTGCTAATGGGCGCACCAGGGGCAGGCAAGTCAACATGGGTGCGCAACAATGCAAGCGGTTTTGAGCATATTTACAATACTGAAGCCGTGCGCATAAACCGTGACTTGGACGTTGGACGTTACCTTTACATTGCCCGATTAAAGGCAATCGCAGCCCTGGAAGCAGGGAAAGACGTTATTGCAGATGGCACACACACCATTGCAAATCACCGCCTGGTGTGGCTTAGGGCGGCTGAAAGGCTAGGCATTGACACGCAATTGATTGTGTTTGACACACATTGGCAGATTTGCTTGGACGTGCAAAAGGGACGTGAATATCCCGCGCCGCGTTCAGTGGTGGTGACTCATTGCCGTAATCTTAAAATCCAGGTCAGGTCAGCGATTGGACGTGAAGGGTGGGGGTCAATTGAAACCATTAAACG